TCACCATGCAATCGTTTCGCGTGCCCATGCTGTACCATGTCCAATTTTTCGATAGCACCTTGGGCCGTTGTAGCGTCAGGAAACGATATGTCCGAAAATGGGACGTGAAATCTGAAATTTCAGTATCTGAAATATTTTGTTCTAGTATCTGAAATATTTTATGTCAGTTAAACCGTGAAATCTGAAATATTTTATTCTAACATCTGAAATGTGAAATTTCAGTTGGAGATGCCAAAATTTTGGCACTTTCGCATTATCTTCGCTACGCAATTCAATTGCCAAGATATTTCAATGGCCAATGATAATAAGTTCTCATTATCGTTAACTAGTGATATTGAGTTATCATTATCATTAGTGTTAATGATAGTGAGAGTGCATTATCATTAAGCGTTATTGATAATGATAACGTAGTATCAATAAAGAGCTTTATTCAATAAAGTGCTTTGCATTGAAAAGTGATTTGTGATGACGGGTACTCCCCGCAATAAAGTACTTTGCCATTTCCACGCAATTGTACCAGAACCGCGTCCAAAACAAATTTTATGATTTATACACGAACAAAATTAAGTAAATCAAAAAATCAGTACTTTTCCCAACAATCCGTAAAAAGTCTACAAAGTGTTGAAAAGTAAGCAAATATAATCCTTGACTTGCGTTTTAAAGTAACGTACCATATTACAACCTGAAATTAGAAGGTACGGGTACTTAAAATTTATGAGACGTTCACAATTCAAAAAGAGTAAAATTGTTGAAGTCGTTGAAATCGAAACGGTGGAGAAAAGCGAAGACGAAATTAATGCTTTACAACGTGTAGAAAATTGTCCGCTTCGCCTAATTTTATTAACCGGCACTTTTATTAAGTTTCCCAAAACGATTTACCGGGTCCCCGAATTAAGCGACGTGGAAGTTTAAATCAAAATCGCCAGTAATTTTAATTAACGGAGGCCCAAATGGCAAGTTCACTACTCGATGATTTGGAAATAATAATTGCAGAGAAACTTCCGTTCAAACCGCTCGTCAACAAAGCATCAGAAACGTTCGAAGATAAAGTTACGGACGATTCAACGCTTGCCCTTTTGCAACATACACGCATTTTGCAATCGGAACGCGCAAACGTAACAATTCGCGAAGCATTAAACGAATCCGGTGCTACATTAACAAAGTGTGCGCAAGTTCTGGCCGCGATAATTCAAAATCCGCAATGCAAAAATGAAGTTCGTCGTCGCGCAGTCATCGACGTTATAACACTTCACAATGCTAACGCACTGCCAATTAAACAAGAACCCGCGCCTCAACAAATTTCCATTTCTATTCAAACGTCCGATCGCGTAAATCTTGCCGATATTTTAAATCCAAATCCGCAGCGCGAAGTAATTATTCTCGAAAGAGATTCGGTCAGTTATTAAATCAATTCAATGATCCAATTCAATAAAATGCCAATTAATCCAAATAAGACAATTCGCGACATTCCATTAATCATTGACTTACAAAAAGCTGGCGTTTTGAATAAGTCACCGGAGCCGATTGAAAGCGAGCAAGTTGCTAAATATATTTACGATGATAATGGCATGATCGCGTTAAATCCAAAGTGGCCGTCCGGCAAATAAACATTTAAGTTTTATTAAAGGGAAATTTTTTAATGTCCTCAACAACCATACAAGTTCTAAATGAGTCGATTCGCGCAGCACAACGTTACGACGATTCAAAACCGCAGAACATTCCCTTTTGGCGAAATTTTTATATCCTCTCGATTAAACAATCACGGACGCAAGTTCCAATCACCAAAAAAGTTTATCTCGAAGGTGGATTTAATGCAGCCAAAGCGTTTTGTCAAATGTACTGCGATAAACTTGGTTACCAGTTTTTAACACTCTGTCCGGAAGTAAGCGACTTGCTTTTTGAATTAAATGGCGATAGTGCATTCAAAACGCATGATAGTGAAATTGATCGGATTGATGAAAAGTCTAAAGGAAAATAAAAATGTCAGTTTACGTTTCACCAAACAATGCAGATAATTCGCGATATGAAGATGCGGCCAAATTAGTTCATCAACGCAAACTAATTCAACTTGGCGCTTTTGGTTTATACGTCCAAGATACTGCAGGACGATACATTGAAGAATCAGACTTTAATAATTACGACGATATCAGCAGTGCAATTCTTCGTAAACAGAAACTTTGCTTCGTAATTAAATCATTCGATCGTCCAGTAAACGAATCCTCTCAATCAGTGAGTGAACACGATGAATACATTAATTGTGGTCAACACTTGAAATGGGTTAAAGACATGACGCCAAATATTGAAGGCGCAATCACAAGAATGATTGACAACGATTATCCTGGTCAAGATCCTCAACCTAAAATTAATGCAATGCCTGGCGTTTCTGAAGCAAAACAGGAAGCGATTCAAACGGCTTGGGATGAGGCATAATGGCTGCACCATTACATCAACAAGGTTGTAATTCTCCTGCTGAGATTGAAGAAAAGCTTTATCATGAATTGGATCAAGTTGGTAAAATAAGTCCAAAGATTAATCCTTCAAAGTTAACGCCAACGGAATATTCAATCACTAATCAACTTCAAAATAATCTTGAATCAATTGAAAAGCAAAAAGCAGAGATTAAAGAACTACTTGCCCTTTTGGATAAGTACCAGGACGTTGTAAAACTGTTCGGTTTGTTACGCAAGTACAGTCTCTTTTAGCTTCCAATTTTGATTTGTCGGCAATTTTCCTTTAACTCCTTCCAATTTTAAGTCGGCCATGGAGCTTCCTCAAGCCTCCAGGTAATAATTCGATAATTTTATTCGATTTATTATTTGGAGGCTTTTTTTACAATTTTTTATACCAATTCAAAATTAAATCATTTGCCATGACTTAATAAAAATGCAGGTCTTTCTAATTCATCTTCTTGTAATGTTACTTTGCCTTCATATCATTGCAACATACTTGGAAGAATTAGAAAGAATTCGTCATATATTCTCTGCACTTTTTTTATTGACGCTAATCGTATTACTGGCCGTTTCGATTATTGATGTTCTTGTAGTTAAGTAAAAGGAGACGTTATGTCCATTTTGGGAATAATCCTCATGCTCGCGATAGTAGGATTTATTATGTATTTAATCACGACTTACATTCCAATGGATCCACCGATTAAAAACGTAATCAACGCTGTCGTGGTAATTATCGTTATACGTTGGCTCGTCGATGTAGTCGGCGGTTTTGGTTATCTCACGCGACCTTTAGTTATTGGCAGATGACTGGCAACGAACTTGCAATTGCATTCGTCATTGCGATAAGTATCTTTGCATTGTTAATGCTTTTAATAATGATTATCATGGATGACTACTAATGAAAACAATTCCAATTTCAAATGAACTTTTAGTTCGCATCTGTCAAGCATTTCTTGATATGCAAAATCAAGGTGCAATATGTCACGATCAAACTTTAATGGAAGAACTTGATAAAGAACTTGCAAAATCTGATTTAATTAATTTATGAAAATAAATTTCTTCAACGAATCTTGCGAAACGTTCTTCGGCTTTACAAAACGCAATCAATGTTTCTCTGGCGGAATTGGTAATGGTAAAACTACAGTTGCGTGTCAGAAAGCGTTATTTCTTCTACTCGCATTTCCCGGATACCGTTTTATAATAGCGAGGCGTGTGCTTTCATCGTTGAAGTCGTCTACAATGGAAAGTTTCTTTGCACAACTCGAAGGTGGTAAAGCATCTCCCTATATAGAAAGTCACAATGAAACTGATGCAATTACGCGATTCAAAAACGGTTCTGTAGTATTTTGGATTCATCTTGATACGGCTAACGAACTTAATCTTCGCGGCAAAGAAGTAAACTCTGCAATTATTGATCAGGCCGAAGAAATTGAGGAGAATATCTACCTTACTCTCAATTCACGTGTAGGAAGATGGGCACATGCAATCGTTCCAGCGTACATGAATCCAGAAACATTTCCACGCGATTCTTACGGTAAACCACGGCCGCCTTCATATATGATGATTCTTGTTAATCCAGAATTCGAATATCATTGGGTATGGCGTCGTTATCATCCCGATTCGATTGAATGGCAGCAGAAGTATAAAGACTCCCACGATTATTTAGAATGCGGAGTCGATAAAAGAGCTTATGATGCTGAAACACTTCGCGAACTTGAATCCCACGATGAAGAATGGCAACATAGATTCTTAAAAGGAAAATGGGGAATAAGTTCAGGCGCGATTCATCAAATTCACGCCGATTCAATTTTAACCGTTCGCCGCGATTGGTTAGAGAATCTTCTTAATAAATCAGCTTTGTATCGTTCATTTGACCATGGTGAAGCATCGCCAACTTGTTGTACATGGTGGGCGTGTTTCAAAGGTCAGCATTTTTGTTATAGAGAATATTACGTTCCAAAGCAAGTCATTTCTTATCATCGGCGCGAAATTGATGCACTTAGCGTTCGACAATTAGATGCACGTGCAATAAAAGAGACTTATGTTGCATCAATCGCGGATCCTCAAATCTTTAAGAAGACAACACAGAAGAATGGAGCATTTTGGACAACGGCGTTGGAATATGTTGACAAGTCAATTGATGCGCCGCCTTTAAGTTTAATTCCAGCAGATAATAACGAACTCGGTACGCGTAATCGCATTAATGAATATCTTCAGAAATCCTTTGCATACAATAATCCGTTAACTGGTGAATCCGGAGGTCGTCGCCTGTATTTTATTAATTCAATACCAGGAACTAATTACGGCTGTGAACATATCATTCAACAAACGAAGCAACAGAAGCGCGAAGTTTTAGACACAATTAATGGTAAAGCGGTTTATAGTGATGATCGCGATGACAAAGTTGTTGACCACGCTTATGATACATTGCGTTATTATATTGCTCACCACGCCAAATACATCAAGGCGCCTGACTTAAAACCACAACCTGGTACTTACGGCCATATGTTAAGTACGATGAAAGCGTTAAAGAAAAATGGCTACTTTAAACAATACGGGATACGTTAATGGCAAAGAAATTAGATCACGAATTTAAAACTTCAGTTGCGCAACTTTGGATTGAACGCTGGGCCAAAGCAACGAAATATTTTGAAGAATGGGAATCAAAGCATAAATGTCGCGCTCTTGCTGATTATTACGAAGGTCAACAATACGATCCTTCTACTTATCCTGACGGAATGGACCCGCTCGTTTTTAACTTATTTTATTCAACGGTTGAATCGCGTTTGCCATTAATGTCGTTTCAAAATCCAATTGCCCAAATTAAACCAAAACCTGGACGTATGGATTGGGAACCTGACGTTGCAATACAAGAAGCGAATTTACGAACGGATATGGTTAACACGTTCGTAACTGATCCACGGGCCAATTTTTCAGACGTTCTCGAATCCGCTATAATAGATTCGCAGTTTTATTTCGGACTCGTTGAAGTAGGATACTCTGCTGAATGGATAGAAAATCCGAATGTTCGTAAGCCAATACTTAAAACGGACATTTCTAATGACGCACTTCCTGATTCACCAAAAGACAATGTTGAAAAGGAACAACCTGAAGAATTACCCGAAGAAGAAAGAATTTTCGTAAAGCATATATCACCGAAAGAAGTTAGAATCGGCGGCAACGATAAATGGGTAACTGAACAATGTTCGTGGATTGGTTATCGCGAATTCTTTAGAAATGAAGATTTAGCTTCAAATTCAAATTTCGCAAAGATTTTAGAACTGTCTGACGAATCAGCAGCAATTCGTAGTGATGATTACGTTCCTGTTGAAAATTCTGCAAATGAAACAGGTTCCGATTTGAATGAATGCTTAATTATTTTTGATCTCCGCCGTAAGCTTCGCATTTTAATCTCAAAGACGAATGGAATTCAATTATCAGAAAAGTCGTTTGAACGCGTTCCATTGTTTCCATTGCGATTTTCGAAACCTGCCGTTAATCACGGATGGTATCCTATACCGCCAGCAAAATCTTGGAAGACTCCGCAAGATGAATACAATGAAGTTCATCGTGCACAAGCTGCGTATCGTCAACGTGCTTTGCCTAAATGGATTGCAAACGATCAAGCGTTCACAGATGAAGCAGAAATGGATAAGCTCACATCTCCCGAACCGTTTACG